GACCGCACCGAGGTGTGGGTGAATGTCGTTGCGCCGAATGGCATGTTCAAGGATGCCGGCGGCAAATCGGTCGCGGCGGTCAACTTTGATATCGAGATTGAAAAACTCGAGGACGGCATGAGTACCGGCATCGTCGAAACAGTGACGGGCACGCTATCCGGGGCAGTCAGCGACGAGCGCGCCGACACCATCGAGCACGCAACCGCATGGACCGGGCCGGCCAAGGTGCGCATGCGCCGCACGACAGCCTATGATTACGGGTTCGCCGGAACAGTGATGGATGAAATCAAATGGGCGGACCTGTATTCAGTCTCGCCAGTCAGCAAGACTGAATTCGGCAACAAAACCACGATCCACACCATCACGCAAGCCACAGCCCGCGCCACGGCGGCCAAATCGCGGCAACTGAACTGCATCGCCTCGCGCAAGCTGCCGACCTATAACGGCACGGCGTTCAGCGGCGCATTCGATGCGACCGGCCTGCTGGTCAGCGGCACCATCGCGGCCACGTCGAAACTGTGCGACATCATCGCGGCGGTGAGCATTGACCCGAAAATCGGCGCGCGCGACCTGGCGACCGAAGTGGACATGGCGCAAATCTGGGGCGTGCAGGTGCTGCTTGATGCATGGAATGCCAGTTGCGGCCAGTTCAATTACACGTTCGACAGCGATAACACGTCATTCGAGGAAACCATCATCTCGATCGCCAACGCCGGATTCTGCATCGCGTACAGGCAAAACGGCAAGATTCGCCTCGCGTTCGACCGGGCGCAATCGGCATCGAGCGCGCTGTTCACGCACAGGAATAAAAAGCCAAACGCGGAAACCATCACGCGCAAATTCGTCAGCGATGCCGAATATGACGGGGTGGAATTCGTTTATGTCGATCCTGACAGCAACCAGTCGGAAACGATCACGCTGCCGCTCGATGGCAGCTACACCAAGCTCAAGAAATTCGAGATCGCCGGCATCAGGTCGTTTGATCAGGCTTGGCTGCGCGCCAACCGCGAATATCAAAAGTTGATCGGCCAGCGCATCACCATCGAGACCACCGCCACACTCGACGCCCGCGCCTTGCTGCCGAACAGCCGCATCGACGTGGTCGACAACACGCGATTCAAAAGTTACGACGGCGAAATCGTTGGGCAATCAGGCTATGAGTTGACATTAAGCCAGGATGTCGCATTCACGCCCAGCCTGCCGCACAGCATCGTGCTGATGCGCCGTGATGGCTCGCTGCAAAGCATCCCGGTGACCGTTGGCAGTGCACCGAACAAGGTAATCCTGCAAAGCCTGCCATCCGAGGCGATCACGACCACCTACGGCCAGGACGGCATCCGCACGATCTATTCATTTGCCGCCGATAGCGCGCGCGGCGCAATGGCGTACCTGGTGCAAGAGCTTGATATCTCGGATGGCCAGTATGTGACGATCCGCGCGATCAATTACAGCGACGGCTATTTTGCAGCGGATTACGCGGCGATACCGGCCAAGGCCACGATCATCAATTAAGCATTACGCACTCAATAGAGGCCACCCCGGTGGCTTTTTTTACGCCTAAAAGAAAGCAAACATGCCATCGATCACGATTACAGACCTCAATAATGCCAAGCTGGACGTTGACCATATTGCCGCGATTGCGACATCAACCGGGCCGACTGCGACAGACCGTCTCGGCAACGTCAAGCCGACGATTGCGGCGGTCGTGGCCGAATATCCGAACGCGTCGGGCAATGCGACGGCGGCGGCGGCCAGTGCGGCGGCAGCGGCGGCCAGTGCAGCGACGGCAACAACACAGGCCGGACTCGCGACAACCAACGGCGCGGCACAGGTAGCACTTGCCGCGACAGAAAAAACAGCAGCGGAGGCGGCGCGGGATGCTGCAATCATTGGTGCTGGCGTTTACACGACTGAGGCACTTGGCCGTGCAGCAGTCGCTGATGGCGTAGCGTTCAAAGTGCAGGGGACAGATGATATAGCGGCTTATGAATACCGTCGCGTCAATGCGGGGACGGTCTCAACATTGATTGCGACGTACCCCAGCAAGGGTTACATAGACTCCGGTCGAGTAGCGGCTGGAGTCGCAAGCACGGCCAAGGGTGCAGGATACGAAACCATACATCATGACGTCAACGGCTACACGATAGTCACTGCCAGCCCTAGCGTGGCTGTCGTGTCGGGGAAGGTGGGCGAGCCCGTCACAATCACAAAGGTCGTAACTACGGGCAGCGCTACATGGTTCGGGGCGCATATAAAGATCCCGTACACCACTCTGTCTGAACTAAATAAGATTCTGAATATCGATCTCGTTGTGCAAGCAGGGTCCGGACTAAATGCCGTGAACATATTGTCAGTGCCTTCTGACTGGAACCCCTCAAACGAGCCTGTCGGGGTCAACGCCGCTGTAGCTATGTCAGGCGGTGCAGGTTTCAACCTGTATGAGCTAATCATGGCCTCAGCCCATGCCGCGACTTACCAGGCACAGAATGTTCTGTATATTGTTATTGCGCATTTCAACCCGACACCAAGCGTTATTGATGCAGCAACCGCAACATGGACAATCAGGCCACGGTTTGTTTCTAGTCTGGATGTGATAGCTAACAAAATTACAACGGCGCTACGCGATAGTCTGGTGAGTGATGCCACCGTGGACATTCAGCCTCAGCTTGACTACCAGTCTAGCATTGTTGGCGACATCGCCAGCTTCGTTGTTGTACCGAAAGTCCCGCTCACTGCCATATCCGCAGTTAAATATACAGGCGCATCGACTGCGACAATAGACGCAACCTATTCCCGCGTTGCGCCTACTGGAAACTTCATTACTGGGTATGATACCACTCTGGTGAATACACTGAGTTATGCGTATTCGCACGCTAGGATATTTGATAACTTCACGGCAAACGGGCTTGGAAAGAAGTTCAGGTTTTTCGTATCTACAAAAAGTCAGGTAGCGACGATAAGTATCAGGCTGACAAGTGGTCCTGCATGGGGTTCCGGTGACGGATCTATTGCGTCCGTTAGTTCAACAAATGTCACGTTGAATGCTGAAAATAATTATCAGGCAAGTGTCGATTTCGACTATTCCGGGGCAGATGCTGAGGCCTTTTACGCGGTAGCTAATCGGTTTCAGGAGGGGTACTATATTCTGGCGCTGGACGGTACCATCACCTCTACCCCTGTACAGTTCTCCACGTATTGCTGTCAGCTGGATACTACAGATAACGCGATTGATATGTCGTTTGACTATGCTCTCTATGATGGCTTTGTATTAGGGCCAACCAAGACAGCGGTTACGCAACTTCAGTCTGACGTTGTTGCGCTTCAGTCTGCCGCTGCCCCACAAAATACGATTACGTGTTGGGGTGACTCGCTCACTGCTGGTGGGGGCTGGACCGATACATTGGCATCCCTCTCTGGATTGACCGTGTATAACGGAGGCACCGGCGGTGAAAGCTCTGCGACCATCCTAGCCCGTCAAGGTGGCGACGTTATGGTGGTCAACGACATCACGATCCCTGCCACAACGACTGCGGTTCAAGTGGCCTCGCGACCTGTTAATGGTGGCATCAAGACCGCCGCCGGATTTACAGTTACACCGCTATTGCAGGGCGGGGCACACGTTAATCCCTGCAAAATTGGAGGCGTCCTTGGAACCCTCACATGGACCGGCGCTAGTTACGCAGACATGAACGGGGTCTGGATTTTTAATGCAATTACAGGAGGGCATATCAAGTGAAGACACGTTTATGGTCAACCGTTTTTTATGCGCTCCTGAAATTGTTTGCGCTGGCCGCGCTGGTGGTGGTCGTCATCGTGATCGCCTATCCGGCGCCCGATAACAAGGGCGCCAGCGGCCCGCAAGGCGCCGAGGGTCAGGCCGGAACGGATGGCGTTGACGGCGAAAAAGGCGACCCCGGCGACAAGGGGAAAACCGGAAAGACCGGCAAGGAGGGCGAGCCGGGGCAGACAGGCCGACCGGGCGCGACAGGCCGACCGGGCGCGACAGGCGCGACCGGGGCTAAGGGTAATAATTTTTGGGGAGTGAAATGATTCTTAGCTTGATAACCATGCTGGGCGGCGGGCTGATGCGCCTGCTGCCCGAATTGATCGGATTGCTAAATAAAAAAACCGACAATAGCCACGAACTGGCGATGCTGGACAAGCAATTCCAGCTTGAGCAAACGCGGGCCGGGGCGCGCATGGATGAGATTCGCTACCAGGGCGACGCCGCCGAAGTGTTGGCGCTGCTCGATGCGCAGAAGTCGGCACTCACCGGGCAGATGCAGAAAATAGGAATCTGGTGGGTGGATGCGCTTAATTTCCTGGTGCGCCCGTTAACGGCCTATTACATGCTCGCACTGTATGGCGCGGCCAAGATCGCGCTGTTCGTGACGGCGTGGCAGACTGGCGGCAATGTGTGGGCGGCGGTGCTGCAAGTCTACGATGCCGAGGACCGGGCGCTACTGACGGGCATCCTGTCGTTTTATTTCGTCGGCCGGGTCATCGACAAAAAGTCGTGATCGATACCCTTGACGCGATCTGCGCCATCATCAAGCGCTTCGAGGGCTGCCGACTGGCAGCGTATCGCGACATTGTTGGCGTGCTGACCATCGGTTACGGCGAAACGCTCGGCGTGCGCGAGGGCGACGTGTGGACGCAAGACCAGGCCGACGCAACCCTGCGCCAACGGGTCGCGCAATTCATGCTCGCGACACTCAAGCGATGCCCGCAACTGCATCTGGAGCCGCCAGGCCGCACGGCCGCGTGCACGTCGCTGGCGTATAACATCGGAGTAGGTGCGTTCGGTGCCAGCTCGGTGAGTCGCAAGACTAGGCGGCAAGATTTCGCCGGGGCGGCTGATGCGTTCCTGCTGTGGCGCTTCGCTGGCGGCAGGGAGATACGCGGACTCAAACTTAGACGCCAGCGGGAGCGCGTTGCTTATCTGGGATAGCCTTGCGTACCCCTTGACCATCGATAAAAACGCAACTCTCTAGCGCTACAGACGCAATAGCGGAGTGATTTTCAGTAAAAACAGCTCAAATAGCGCCGGGTCCATGTTGCGGTGCGATGGTGAATCTGCGGGCGCTTCCCAGTTTTGCCATGTTTTTAGGGGCTTGCCGATGAGTGCTGCAGCTGCGGTTTGAGATAGGCCCGCCGCTGTGCGGGCGGCGCGGATGGAATCAGGGTCAAGGCTCATAAGCGGCAATCTTCAGCGCTTCATTTTCCGATTTTGGAATATCCGTCCAGACCTCTTCCCACATGCTATAGCACTGACCCCTTGTATCGCGGTCAACACCATCAAGTAGCAACCCTGTTGTGGTGCGATTTTCTCCACGGCCATAAATAATTCGTGCTTTGCCAGTTGCGAACGCCTCTGTAATTTGTTTTGGCGTGACTTCCGTTCCGTCATTAAGCAAGTACATGATTTCCCTTTTTAAAAAGCGATGTTGTTAGCAGTTAAAAAAGCAGACAGCTTAACAATGTTGGCCTGTGTAATTTCTTTGCCGAAAGCATCTTGCATCGTGTCGACCTTGGCAATATCGGCGTGGAGGCGAGCAACAAGGGCTTCGGCAGTTTGCGGCAGGCTGGTGAATGTGTATTTCTTTTCTGTTTTTGATGCGGCTACAACAGCGACTTGATGTTTTGGTGCATCAAAATAACCGGACTCATTTTGCAGCGCTTCGTAAGCTGTAGGGGCTTTTTTTGCTACGAATTTTGTGAGTAAGGTCATTTTAATCTCCGGGCTGGTTTGCGCTGCTGGTATGACTTAACTATATACGCTCATTGAGCGTATTACAAGGCATCATTTCACTTTCCCGCTAAATAATCCGGATTTATGGAGTATTGCTGCCATTATCAGGGTTGTCTACTCCTTGACCCTTGGAAAAAAACGGCTTAGAACGCGTTTAAAGAGGTCTGTTTTTGCCGCTGTTATTCGCGGTGCAGGTCTTTCGCCCGTAATTGCACGTATCTGGACAACATTTTCCAGTCACGATGGCCAGAAATAAGCGCCACTTGCTCAATCGAATAGCCGTGCTCAAATAGGCGACTGACCCCCTCGTGTCTTAAATCATGGAAGCGTAAATCAGCAATGCCAAGCGTCTTACACGCACGCGGAAACAGGCTGGACGGCGTGCCCTCGGTGATGGGGAATATCCGTTCATCGTCCTGCAGCTGGCGCATGACGATCTCGTATGCGCTACCCAGCAGCGGCACCTCCTGATCGTTGCCCTCCTTCTCGGTCGGGTGCTTGCGGTCGCGAATGGTGATGGTCTTGTGGTCGTGGTTTATGTCGGTCCACTTGAGTCGGATAATCTCGCCCAGGCGCATTGCCGTTTCAACAGCGAACAGGATCAAATCACCCATCGGCACCCGTTGCCGCGTCCGGATTGCAAAGTGCAGCACCAGGTCGTCGATCTCGGACTGTGTCGGCCTGCGTTCGCGCTCCTTGCTTTTTGCCGACAAGCCCATGTATCGCAAGCTGGCTCGTGCGGATGCTGTTACGGATGGATCGACCGGAAGCCGCCAAAGCTCCCTGGCCGTCCTGAGTACGCCACCTAGATAGGCTAAATCCACAGCAACTGTGACGCCCGATACCGTTTTGGCCCTCTCGCGCACATAGTCAATCAGCACATCCTCAGTCAATTCCGATACGGGCATGCTGCCATGCGACAATTTCCATTTGCGCAACACATCGACCTTATTCCTACCGAACGGCTTGATGCCGCCGATTTCCTCCGTGTAACGATCGATCAGTTGCGACAGCGTAATGTGAGCCAGTCCGCGTGCATCTTTAAATTGCATTGCGTCAATCTGGCCCTCTATTTCCCTCGCCCATGCTTGCGCCTTCCCCTTCGTGGCGAACGATTTACTGATAGACTTATGCCCCTTGCGGCGTATGTCGGCAACCCATGCCCCATTTCGCTGCCTGATAGATGCCACGCGCTCTCCGTAATTTATCCGTAATGAGCGCATAAAATAGCATAATTCTGATTAAGATTGAATAAGATTGCAGACGTTTGAAATGATGCCAGCCATAGGGAAAAGCCCAGTAAAGCCCAGTCGCAGAATATCTATAGCGCCCATGATGGATTGGACGGAATAAGATGCTTTTCTCCTATGACGACATATCCGTAATCCGTAATTTATCCGTAATCAGCGCGCAGTTTCCCGAATTTTATCCATGTATTTCGCCACGTCGCGCACATCGGCCCGCAGCGGTTTCCCGTGCATTGGAATAGGGAAGGTTCCATTCGATCGCTGCACATACGCGGTGTCTTTCCCTACCCCGACGACCTCGCATACCTGGTCCAGCGTCAATTGCGGCGCGTTGTAGATTGCGAGTAGCAAGAATTCTGCTTTCATTGCGCCGCCTTCGCTTTATCCGCCTCAATCTCGTGCGCCCAACACACAACAACTCCCGACGCGCCCAATAATTCCGCGCTGTGCTGCGACCATGGCGCGAATCCGCCGAAATAATCCATCTCGACGGCGACATCCTGCATGTGTTTGGATAGGGCGCGCAGTTTGTCGGATATGGTTGGTTGCTGTGGCGCCGGAACGGTTATACAGTCCTCGCAGTCGCGGATCCGTTCCTCCCATGGCAGCGGGTCGTCCTTGGCCGGGCCGCAGTTCATTGTGCAAACCTGTCTGGTATCGCTCATTTCACCCTCGCGCCTGGTATTGGGTCACCCCGGGCGCCAACTCGATGCGCTTGTGCGCGGACGGCTCTACCGCAGGCGTAGCAACCGGCGTGATGTCGATCGTCTGGCCGAGCTTGACGACGGTCGCCTTCGCATAGTCGATTTCCGCCTTGGAAATGTTGACAAAACTCTGTGTTAGCATGCAGACCGTTTTGGCTGCGGCTATCACTTCGGGCTTGCTGCTTCCCTTGATCTGCTCCAGCTGGTAGGCGATTGCTGCGCGCATGTCGTTAAATGTCAGATTGTTTTGCATTGATTTGCCTTTGGAGTGCACCCTTGAGCTGGACGATAAGCGCCAGTTCTTTGGGTAAGTTGTGGACGGTGTTGCGTTTCATGTTCTCGGTGAGCGTGATGCATTCCACTTTGTCTGGCGTGATCTGCGCCAATTCGCTGGTGCGCATGCCTGGCTTGAAAACCACGATATGCTTCGGCGGCAGCGGGCCATTCACCTCGACCCACACCAGCTCGTGCACGCCGCGCCAGCGCACGCTGTTGTTGCCCTTGTCGTTGCTGATCTTGCGTTGCAGGGTGCCGTCCTTGGTGATGCGGTAGCTGCCGATCGGATGGGTGTTGTGCGGCATCTGGCCCGACTTGAATCGCGTCTCCGCAGAGCGCCCGCCAGCGGTGAAGTGCGTCCCCTTGTTCCAGACGGCTTGCCCGGGCTTGAAACGATGCTGGACCCCCGGATTAATGCCTCTGCGCAAGCGGCACGCGTCCGGCGAAGCCAGATATTCGGGCGTTTTCTTCAAGCCCATCGTCGCGGCCTTCTGGTATGTCTGCGAGACGGTTTTCCCGACCGCAATGGCTACCGCATCTGTTTTCTGATGCGGATACCCGTCGCGCAATGCTTGCAACTGTTCCGCCGTCCACTTGGCGCGTGGGCCGAGGATTCCGCGAGACTTGGTCATGCCGCACTCCTTTCCATTGCAAATAGATCGAGCGTCACGCCTCGCGCCATCCCTTCGAATATTAGGTAATCGCTGCTCCAAACGGATGTGCCATCCAGTCGATAGCCGGCGAGATAGGATTCTGTGTCATGCCTCGCGCTCCCTGATCTCTCCAGCGCCGAGGTGCAGGTCAGATGGTAGTGAGGCTCTGACGCAGGCGGATTTTCAAAATTTATCTGCGCCACAGGGTGAGGACAACGACACGGCCCAAAACAGTCCGTGATGCGATATGGCCCTGTCTCGTAATTGGTGCGGACGATTCCGCCGATTTGCAGTTTCATAGACATAACTCCATCTGTGAAGATGACGGGATATCAGCAGCCGATTTGCGCGGGCGGCGTGGGCGGGTGGACTCGGCATGTATCATGCGCATCTGCAATGCAATCTGGTCGGCCTGGTGTTCGCTGACCCGCATTGGCTTGCCAATCAGCGCCGGGTTGCGTATCCAGGATGACCATGGATAACCAAAAGCATCTGTTCCTGGCCTCGCGCACCAAGCTTCCCATTCAGTGTCGGTCATGCTGCCCTCCGATATGCTTTGGTAAATGTGTTATTGACCGAATGCCCGCGCAGCAGCACAGCCTTGGCCAGACGCGCGCGGTCAGCGTGACTGCTGGCTGATTGCCCCAGCAAGCCGAAATAACTGTTCGCCGACGTGAATACATTGGCCGCATCCATGCTGCCGATCCGGCTGACCGCCTGGCGCACCGTGCGCCGGCGTGTCCGGCTGCACCAGGGCTTAATCACGTGGCCGACGAAGTCCACGCCGCGATCGACCGGCTGCAGGATGGTCTTGGTCGGGTTCAGGTTGGCGTGCAGTACGCTGGGTAGAAATGCGTTGATGTCGGCCAGCGCCGCATTGAGCCACTGCGGCGACTCGTGCAGCAAAATGAAATCATCCACGTAGCGGATATAGTGTTTCGCGCGCAGCTGGTGCTTGACATGCTGATCGAGCGCATCGAGGTAGATGTTGGCGAAAAACTGCGACGACAGGTTGCCGATCGGCAGGCCAAGGTGCGCCGGCTGGTTGCCCAGGCGCTTGTGCGGCGGTACCAGATTGATCAGGGCAGGGGCCCCGCGCAGCTCGAAGTTTTGACGTGGATCGTGAAACAGGATCGTTTCGGCCAGACGCAGCCACCATGGCTCCGTCACCCGGGCGGCGATCTGCTCTCGCAGCACGGTTTTGTCGATGCTGACGAAGAAGTTGGCCAAGTCGCACTTCAGATAAAAAACCGGTTTCGACCAGTTCTCGGTAACGCTGCGGATCTTCGCTTCCAGGCGCCGGGCGGCGTACAGCGTGCCGCGACCAGGAATGCATGCGCAGGTGTCTGTGATGAATGACGCGTAGAAGCGCGGCGAAATGCGGTTGTACAGCAGGTGGTGCACCACGCGATCACGGAAATCGGCGGCCCATACTTCGCGGGCTTTGGGTCGGGTGACGACGAAACAGATCGATTTGCCTGGTTGGTAGGTTCCGTCGACTAGATCGGCATGCAGCCGCATCAGGTTGCGCTCGAGATCCTGCTCGAATGCGAGGGCGCTGGGCGTATTGCGTTTGCTCTTGCGGCAGTCAAAGTAGGCCTGGGCTAATTCGGTAATAGAAAAATCAGCATGGCTCTGGGTAGTACCGGTCTGATCTGCGGACTGCACGAGCGCGGTACTCATTCGACTTGTGGTTGTTGTTCTGGTTGCCATTGTTGAAGTTCTGCATCCATGCATAAGAGTCGTTGGCCGCGTTCTGCGGTTGTTCATGCTATCTACGTCGCTCTGCCGAAGGCGTGAGCCGATCAGCAAGGAAACTGCGCCAGACCTGCCGGCATGCGCCGCTGGTGTCTGTGATGCGCATAGCGGTGGGCAGCGGTTGGCTACCCAGCGGCATGACCAGATTAGAAAAATTCGCTCTGACATGACTGCCTTGGCTGTGATGTAACGGGCGCTGGTACTACTGCGGACTTGCGCCATCCATTGGCCTGCTTACCGATCGCATCCGTCAAACTGATTGCTGTCGCATATTGGCCGGTCGAGATGAAACGCAGGTCTTTCGACAGGCGAAACAGGATCTCGGCGGCGTGGATATGCTCGAGCAGCGTAGTCAGGTGCGGGGCCTTGTCCTGGGCGCCATTGGCGCGCGCGATCAGGATCACGCTTTGGACGCACAAGCCGCGAATCTCGCCACCGATCGATGCCTTGAAATCCTTCGGCATGTTCCTGGTGATGGTCGTCGCGAGCGTAAGCAGCGCGTAGGCCTCTTTGTAAATCGGCAGTTGGTGATGGATAGCCATGCTGAAAAAAATCGATCCGGGCTACGCCCGTGAGTTCGTTAAATTGCTGAATTACTCAATAACTAATCTGCGGACTGCACGAGCGCGGTACTCAAGCGACTTGCGGTAGCTGCCCTGGCCGCCATCGTTGAAGTTCTGCAACCATGCATAAGAGTCGTCGGCCGCGACCTGCTCACCGGACCAGTACCAGGCGCTTTCAAATTCCTCCTTCAGATTTCCAAAGAGGATTGATTGCTCGCGGCGGGTTGGCAGTTCGCCGCCAGCTGCTGCGGCCCACTCGGTAGCTTTGCCCCATGTAAGGCGATCTGTTTTGGCTGGCAGCAATATCAGGTGATGGTCGGGCTGGCCATCCTTGCCCAGCACGATTCCGGCATAGAGTTCACCTGTCTTAAGGTCTTGTGGTGCGAAGTGCGACTTGCTCATGAATTGCTCCCTAAAAAAATTCGGTTCGGGCTGCGCCCGTGAGTTTGTTAAATTGCTGAATTACTCAATGATTAATCTGCGGACTGCACGAGCGCGGTACTCATTCGACTTGCGGTTGTAGCCCTGGAAGCCATTGTGGAAGTTCTGCAACCATGCACAAGAGTCGTTGGCCGCGTGCTGCGTAGAGGTCCAATACCAGCCGTCCGCATCAAAACCGTCTGGCGTGTTGATGGACAGCAGGCGTGCTTCACGGCGATTCGGCAGCGACCAGTCGGCGTGTCCCTCGTCCGGCACTGAAGCTCCCGCGCAGGCATCTTCCCAGTTCACGCCGGTCAGCTCATGCTCGGCTGTTGCGTGGATCAGGTGGTAGTCTGGCGCGCCATCTTCGCCGCGCATGATGCCGGCGTAGATGCCGCCTTGTCCTGGCCAGATTTCACCGATGCAGGGCGGTTTATTTTCTGGATTGGGTAACTTTGCTGGCTGCCCGATGGCTTGCGCCATCCACGCCTTGAATAGCGATTCGGTCTGGACGGTGAGTTTTGCACCCGCGACTTCGATCGTTGTTTCTGCTTGATTCATGGGAATCCTAAAAAAAATTCGTTTCAGGCTTGCGCCTGGATTCGTTGAAATTATTGAATTACTCAATGATTAATAATCTGCGGACTGCACGAGCGCGGTACTCATCCGACTTGAGGATGATGAACTGGTTGCCACCGTCGAAGTCCTGCATCCATGCATAAGAGTCGTTGGCCGCGTTCTGCGTAGACGTCCAGTACCACGCGTCGTCAAAAGCCTGTTCGCCGCCAGCCTGAAACGCCGCTGCAGCCGTCTGCGCGGGCAGTTCGCGGGTATAGGGATGGGTCGGTGGCAGCGCCGACAGATTGATGCCGGAACGGGCGTAGAGATAGTTTTCTTCGGTGGTCGGTTTCAGGTTGCGGTAGACGACCTCTAACTCGTCCTGCGCTGGCAGATACCAGTCGTCATGTCCGCCGATGCGCAGGTCCAGCGCCCACTGCGCAAGTTTGCTGCCGGCCGCTGCCATGGCCTGGGTATTGGCATGGCCGTCGGCGGGCGACTTTGCGCCATCGATGGTCTTGCGGGAATCGTTCCAGGCGGCGTCCTGATGCTCGCCTTCAGCTTTTGGCGCCACGATCAGCGCGTATGCCTGGCCGTCGACGTTGATGCGGCCGGCGTAGAAGCCGCCGTCGAATGGTGTGCCCGGTTCAGTGGGGATGAGTTGGGCGGTTTTGGTTATGCTGTTCATTGGGCTGCTCCTTCGGTTGTTGTGGTTACTGCCTGGTCTGAAAATCTAGATACTGGCTCTGGCGCCTGCCGCACGTTCCCGCGCTCCACCCGGGCATGCATTTCGTTGATCGCGTCCACCAGTTCGCCGCGGGTGGCGACTGCGACCTGCGCTTCGTGCACGATGGCGGCGGCTTTCAGCGCTTTCAGCGCATCGCCATCGAGGCCCAGCTTGCCGTGCTCCAGATAGCGCTGCTTGGCGCGCGCCAGTCCGTCTTGCGCGGTGCGGATCAGGTCGATGTCTTCGGCGCCTAAGCCGCGCTCCATCAGGATCACAGCGATATTCATTGCATACACCAGCGTGTCGAAATGGTTGAGGTTGGCGGTGCCTGCAGTCATCGCATCGATGGCGACGTGATACGCGAGCACGGTATTGGTCTGGTTTTGCGGCGGCAATTGCGTTTTGTGCATTTGCTTGCGCTGCGCCCGGGCGATCGCGGAAAAACCGCCTTGAGGGCACGATGTCGCCTTGCGGAACGGGCGCTTTCTGGATTTGCTGTTGCCGCCCATCACAGCGCCGCCTCGGTATGGCGCATGTCGCGCTGCAGTTCGTGCAGCGGGATCGCGGCCGGCGCGTCGCCGGTGTGGCCGTGGATCCGGACCAGCCCGATACTTTCGCCGTTGCCGATGCATGGCCGGACCTCGATCAGCGTGCCGAGCGGGTAGCCGGTGTGGGTTACGTCGTCGCCTATTTTTATTGTCTGCATGGTTGCTCCCTGGTGAGTGTCTCTATTTGCAGCCGGGCGAACCCGGCTGTATTGCTTTAATCAGCGTCCATCGCGGACAGAAAGCAGATCAGGATCGCCATCGGCCAGCAATCCAGTGCGCATGCCATGAGGACGAAGAGAAGAGCTGCAATGCCCATTGATTACGCTTTGCCGATCAGCACCGTGTAATCGCTTTCACGTGCCTGTTCGACATACGCCTTGAACGCGTCTTCGATCGCGTTTTCCGGCCGGTCCAGCTCGTACCAGAACTTGACCTTGCCGGCGCCCAGGCGGTATTTCAGGCGCGCCTTGATGCTGTAGCCTTCGCCGTTCTTGAACAGGCGCAGGCCGATGCGAAATTCACGCGGGATCTCGATGGAGCCGGCGCCGGCGCGCGCATCGATGGTTTCTGTATAGGCCAGCTGCACCTGGCCGTTGTCCAGGCGCCGGGAGCTGCTGAAGTTGACTTCGGTTTTGGCTTGCATCGTCAACGCGATGGCCAGCATGGTGTCGCCGGTCGGTTCGACCACGTCGACGATGTTGTCTTCCAGGAAAACGGCGAATTCTTCCTGCTCCATTGGTTTCTTGTTGTGCGCGAGCCAGGTGGTCAGTTCGCGACTCAGTTCGGCGGTGTAGACCGCGCGGAAGTCGCGCCAGCCGGCATAATCGGTATTCCTTTGATCGTTGAATACGGCAGTCAGCGTGCGTGCGTCCGGATCGGCGTAAATGTAGCCGGATGCCGCCATGCTTTGATCAGCCGCATAGTCTAAAAAGCTATCGATGTCGCGCAATTGCACGGTGCCGTGCTTGCGGTTCGGCTCATCCTGCGCCTGCTCGATCGCTGACGTGATGTCGAAATGATCGAATTTTTCCGGCACGATTAGGTGCGTGGTGCGCTCGATTTTTTGCGCGCAGCTGGCTGCGACTGCCAGCGCGCCGAGTTGTTTGATGGCCGATTCGTCGATGTTGAGTTGTTCTTGCGTCATGCTCATGCTTTCTTAAAGTTGGCGATGGGTGCTGCGGTAGCGTCGCGCAGCTCCAGCGACGCCTGTTTCGGGTGGTTGCGGGTCAGGTCGTTGTCGTCGGTGAGCCAGAAGAAGTCCTCGCCGCGCTCCGGCTTCGGCAGATTCAGGGTGATCAGGTCGGAGATCGTGACCTTGTCCACGTCGCCGCCACGGGTGGCCGGCTTGATTTTGATCTTCAGCGACAGCTCGCCGCCCTTGCCGGTTTCCTTCACATTGGCCAACAACTCTTCCAGCTGCTGGCTCAGGTCGGCATGGACGCGGCCGTCGCGCAGATCCTGTAAAAATACTGCGAATGCTTTACTCAATTGAGGCTCCCTGGTTAATCATGGTCATTCGATTGCAACTTCTTCACATCCAGTCGATCGCGGCGTTTGATGTGGGCGCGGGCGACGTTTTCCAAAATGATTTGCTGGGCCCGGCTTTTCAGCATTTCGTCCAGCGGGACCGTCACGCATAACAGACTGTGTGCGATCTCCAGTGCGGCGCGGTCGGGCTGGATGCGGGGCGGCATGGCTAGCTTTGTTTTTTGACGGAGCAGGCGCGGCGCCTGGCTTCGGTGGCGCCCGGCGCATCCGGCCATGGCTGGGCGCACAGCGCAGCCAGCTGTGACTGTGCGTCGCGCTCGATGCGCTGGTCGTCGGCGCAGACATAGCCGACGGCGAAGGCGGCAAACAAGGCGGTCAGCGCAAACCACGGGCTGCCGTAGGCGTCCGGCAGCTGGTCGCGCTGCGATGGCGTGCCGATCTGGTGCGCGCTCTGGCGATACAGGCCTGCGTTGACGCGTTGGCGCAAACGGTTCTCCTGGCCTGTCAGAAGCCATAGGCGCAATTGGTGCAGGCGGTTCATGCGGCACCTCGCCCGGATTCGAGCACCGAGAAAATCTCGTCAGACAGCGCCGCGTCATGTCTGGCCAGTGCGCCGGACAATTTGGCGATGAAACAATGGGCGCGCGCATCGGTGTTGGTCGGCTCGTCCTGGCGCGCTTCGTCGACGCAGCTGCGCAACATGGCTTTCAACTGTTCGGCGTTCATGCGGCACCTGCCGCCACGTTGTCGATGATCGAGCGCACCAGATTGATGGTGCTCACCGATATCGCGCCCTGATTTTCAATCTCCGCGTCGATCACGCACAGAGCGGCGAACATCGACAACTCGGCCTTGCGGGTGGCGGCCTTGGTGGTGCCGACTGTCCTGGTATGCCACGACGGCAGCGCAGCGAGTTGCTCCGCGTCGCTTTTGGCCCGGCTGTACGCGGTCAATACCGCGTCAAACTGCAGCACCGCAACGCCCTTGTGCTCGCATGAGGAGCGGTAGCCATTGCAGGCGGCGAAGATGTCGTCGCTGGTGAAGGCCGCGGTATCGGGCGGCAGCAGATCGCCGACCCGCCAGTCCTCCGCAATGTTCGATTTGCCAAGGAAATCGGCCAGCACATTGGCATGGAGGGTCTTGCCGCAACCTTGCGGGCCGTAGATGATCACGGGCGGCTTGAGCTGGGTCGAGGCGACCTGCGCGACGCGGTTCATGCTGCACCCGCTGCGACATTGGCGAATTGTTTGGTGAACAGTTTGCCGGTCGGACCGCAAGGCTGACGGTCGGCGCGGGCGTCCTGGCAAAACGCGAGCTTGTAGCCGTGCACCACGTCGATGATCCGGGCCTCGTTGGCCGCGCACATCGGGATGTGCGCCGGGCGCATGTGCTGGCAGGATGTGCAGAATACCGGGCGCGCGGGCGGCGTCTGGGGTGGTGCTGGTTTGGTTTGGGCTTCCATGCTGGTCTCCATCTGGTTGCGTTGTTGATGGAAGTTACTTTAAAGCACAACTTGTAATGATGCAAGTTAAACTTTAAATTTAAAGTAGAATATTCCAATCGCCAAGTCAACAGGCGAAAAAATACCCCGGCTGGCGGGGTTGGTTGAGGGATGAGGATGACTACACTATCGTTCGGACGTATAAGGCAAGAGCTTGTCAATCGCAGCGGCCACCGCATCAGGGCTTCGGAAGGTTGCCCCGCCGTAGCTGTCCTGAACAAAATCTGTTTGCTGTTTGCGGTACTGATCTGCAGCTATTCGGAAGCCGCGACTCCTCCAGCGGGGCAGCATGCGGTTCAGGAGGTCATCGTCGGCCAAAGTGATCCCGGTCCACACGGGGCGCAAATCACCGCGCGCCTTGAGCAGCGACTCCCTGACTCTTTGCTTAACCTCGATCCGCTCCTTCCTGCGGTCGCGGCCGATAGCCAGTTTATGGCCGATAACAATACCTACAATGCTAAAAATGATCGCAGTAACGCTGATGCAGAAAGTAATAAATCCTGCGTACGCCTTGAGGAAGGCAAGGAACTCGAAAATCATATTATTGGAGTCATTTTATTTGTTATTTTTTGTTCGTTTAGCTGCGGCGTGATTGGAATATTGATAGGCATCCTTCTTATTCGTTATGAGGTGGGTGACTTCATATGCTGGGGAGCTAAAACGTTGTTTGAATGGGCGCTGAATCACCTTCGCGGCCCAAAAACGTAAGCATGCCGTTGCGCCTATACTGTGGGGTATAGGCAAAAACCGTGCATTTCCCGCACGGTTTCATTGGGGCTTTAAAAATACAGTAGGTAGTATATTTGTACGGCATTAGCACCCATACCGCTTGCGCCCATTGACCACCATGAATCTGCCGCCCCTCGGCCCTGTGCGGCATTCAGCATCTTGGTGCGTTGATTGCTGCCCTTTGACCGGATGGCGGAACTCCCATGGAGGCATCGGTGCTTTGTCTGCCCACAGCCCTTTGCGGCTGGATCTGGCTACTGCCTGCATAGATGGCAGGCTGCCGTCCTTGTTGTATTGGGCATATACCCACGCCAGCCCACGTTCGACCTGGACGCGATTGACGTCAATGCCGGCACACGTTACCCGTGCAACGGTGCGGCCATATTTGTCGATGGTCTGCGACTGGTACGTTGCATCTCTGCCGAAGCACAGATCGGACAGGGACTGCTTCGAAGTCTGGCCGAACGCCTGCGCCTTCTCGGGCGCGTCGATGTCGGCCAGTCGGATTCTTAGCAATTTGCGGTCGTGCAGGACTGTCAGCGTGTCGCCGTCGGCGATACCGATTACGCGATCAGCATAAGCAGGTACGGTAAATATCAGTGCCAGAACAACGAGTGCAATTTTCATTTACTTCGGCTTGTTCGGCAAGTTGGCGTGCCGTTGCGCCTTCAAAATGTAATTTTCCTAAAGAATGCCATCGTGCCAGACAGCACGGCCAACGATGGTGGCCGTGCTGTGGTCAGGCAGGGGCTTGTCCGCGTATTGGCGCTTGTCGGAATTGTCGCTGCGCATCTTCCAGACCATTCCTCCAGTGGCTGCGTCGAACTCGCGCACCAGGCGTTTAAGCAGCATCGCGCTGTCGCCGTCGCAAATCAGGTAGACCCGGCCATCCTGGGGCGTTCTTTCATCCATGTTGATCAGCACCACGCGGCCGTGGCCGATCGTGGGTTCCATGCTCTGGCCGCTGGCGTAGATGATGCGGCCGTTGGTGGGCGTGATGCCCCAGGCCTGCAGCGTTTCACGCTTGAACGACAGCCCGCCTTTCACCACCACATAATCATTGAATTTCCCATGGCCGCAGGATGCTTCGAGGTCGAGCTGGGGGATGATCTCGTATTCGTCGGCGGTGGGGGTTGGAAAATCATCCGACTCAATTTCAGTTGTAGTCTTTGCCGACGAACTATTAAAAAGCGCTGATTCTGAAATACCGAAAAACGCAGCAATACGCTTTAGTCGCTCAGGGCGGGGCATTCTGCCCATCGAGACCCATTGCTGCACGGCTTGTGGCGTCACGCCGCAAAACGCCGCCAAATCAGACATATTTGCTTTTTTTGCTGCTAACAGCTCTTCAATTCGTTTCTTTAAGTCCATGCCATCAAGATTACAAGCACGGCTTGCATGTGTCATTTCAAGAAATACTTGCAGCATTACAAGTTTGCCTTTAAGATACATTTTATGGAAAACGCAATTGAAAAAGCTGTGAGGCTTGCGGGAAGTCAAACCGCTTTAGCGAATTTAGTGGGAGTGACCACTCAAGCTGTCGTTCAAGCGTGAAACGCTGCAGGCCTGGGGCATCACGCCCACCAACGGCCGCTTCATCTACGCCAGCGGCCAGAGCATGGAACCCACGATCGGCCACGGCCG